TCATGCTTGTCCCCTTGCTCGGATTCTTTCGGCATAAAAATCAAGCGCAGAATCAACTGCTGGTTGTAATTGTGGAACATGGCTATTTGGAATGGCTGACAAAGTTTTGCGCAACTCTGCGCACGCCTCACGCTCATACTCTGCTACCAGTTTGGCAAACTTTACGGGGTCTAATTCGCCAGCAACATAGTCACCATTGTTTTCAATAACCAAGGCTTGGTCATATAATTTTGCAATTTGTTCGTCATTCATACTTCACCTCTTGCTCGGATTGTGTCGCGAAGGTCAATGCAAGCCGCCCATGCCGCTTGAAATGACGGGGTTGGCTCAAACGCCCCATAAACATCAGCGTGCTTCTTGCACATCTCAGCACACGCCTCACGCTCATGCTGTGCCGCCAGTTTGGCAAAGGCTATAAACGCTTTGGCCCTGCCATTAAACCAACGATCTACAACCCACCCTTCACCAGCATCAGACCACGCCTGTTTAGCCATCTCAATAATTTGTTCGTCAGTCATGGGGTATGCCTTTCCATTCTTCAAGGACTTGAAGTAAGTGTTTACGAAAGTTTTGTCGTGCAACCAATTCACCGGGCTGATACATATTGATGAACCGTTGCAAGGCGTTGGTGTCCCCTTGCCCAGTCACGTTGGTTTGATCAGGCAGCAGATTAGTGCCATTGTCAACCGGGGGTGGAGGGGCGCCAAGGATTTGGGCTGTGCCTGGCGCGTCACGGCCTTGTCTTGCCAATTCAATAAGAGCTTGCTTTTCAGCCTCGGTCTTATTGTCATGCTCTGTGCCAATGAACTCTTTCATTTAAGTAGCTTCCTTAAAATGTGTTGATTCAGTTTGTCAGCCGTGGTTAAGTCAGCGTGCTGGTCCACCGTTGCAATGCAAATCATGACGGCTTGTCGCCAAGCCTCGTCCCACACCGCTTTGGGATCGTCCAGCAATTCCTCGGACTTGGCTGTTTTGAGCAGCTTGGCCCAATCCTCAAAGGATTCTTCCCACAATTCTTTTTTAACTAAAATCATATTACTCCAGAAAAGCAAAGAGCATCCATATGCCCATCCAAAAAAGCAGCAGCCAAAAAGCTGCCACGGCCCAAACAACCCAAACACTAGGTTCTTTTTCATCCCAATTAGTCATAGTCAACCTCATCAAGTGCTTTATAAATCTGTTCTTCCAACATCGCAATTTGCTTGTCAGACAAGATGTGGCCAAGCTCTACACCATTGACCATCACATTGCAAATTTCAATACTAGCATCGTAGCTGGGCTCGTAGTATGAACCCCGCTCAGCCGGTGTGTAGTCATACCACAGGGTCATGGGGACACCGTCAATGTCACCAAGGAACTCGTATAAACTGTTAGGGCATACCATTGTTTGTGTCATACCGCCTCCACCGAGTTGATGATTTGTTGCAAGCCGGCAATCAACTGCTCGGCCTCATCACGCGTAAGTGTAAGACCCATTGAGCAGCCACTGCGCATAACATGCATGTACACGCCGCCATCGTCCCAGGTAGACACCGATAGGCGATCTGATTCAATAGTTTTGATGATAGTTTCTAAGTCTTCCATGATACATTCCTTTTCAATAGTCAAACAAAATTGGATTATACAGCTGCTTTTACCATTCAAAAGCCGTGCAGACTGGACCGCAACGGCTTGTCAAGCAGTTATGCTGCCGAATGGCCTGAGCTAAGCTGAGCTCTTGGTTTTTACGTGAGTTGAAGTTCCAAACTGTGGGCTTTGCGCCGGCCAGCAGCTCATCGCAGCGAGGGCAGCCAGCGGTTTTTTTGCCGAAGACCGGGCCGCCGCAGGTATGTTTGGTGGTGGTAGATTTTTGCCATGCCATGATATAAATTCCTTTCAATAGTCAATTACAGCAGCTGTGCTGTATTCAGTTCTTAGGTTCATCATTGCGGGATGCCCCTTAAGGGTTAGCGGTTACGGATGGACAATTCGTCGAGGGTGAGCGCAGGGTCAAGAGCCATCTTAGCTTCGATGGCAGCTTGCAACGTGTCCTGAATCACATCGGCACGGGTGGCAGCGCTGGCGCTTTGAGTTAAGACGCTGTCAAGTTGACGAAGGAAATCAATTTTAGCGCGACCGTAGGCGATTTCGCGAGGGGCGGTGGCCTTTTTCAAAGTGCGACGTTGTGCGTTGACCTCGTCACCGACAATGTCCATAAGGGTAGACAACTGTAAGGGGGTGAGGTTGACTGCAACGGTGGTAGATTTTTGATGTGCCATGATATAAATTCCTTTCAATAGTCAGTTACAGCAGCTGTGCTGTAAGTAAATTATACAGCTGCTTTCGTGATTTCGCACACAAAAAATAAATTTTTTTCACATATTTTTTGATGTATAGTAGCTCATCATTGACTATTGAAACGTTTAGCAAAGAGGATGTCTCATGCAGAAGCAGACAGCGCCAACGGGCTTTGGCGCCAGTGTTATCACACCCCAACAATTATATGACAACTTCCTCACGGACAGAGGCTTTACAGACATAGACCAGGCCGAGCTAGGTTTGGAGCTATTAAGCCCTGAGGAGACAAAAGAGCTAATTGGCCACACCAAAGAGTGGACGGTCAAAATACCTTACAGAGATGTTCAAGGTCAAGACACCGGTTTTAACCGTGTCAGGCTATTACAGCCAAAGACCAAGATGAAGTACTCACAGGCTCGAGCCAGTGGCAGTCATATCTATTTTCCACCTAAAACGAATTGGCCAAGAGTCCTCATGGACGTGGATGTGCCAATCATTATCACAGAGGGCGAGTTCAAAGCCTGGGCCATCACCAAAGAAATAGTTAAGGGCTCATTGCCTTATGCTTGTTTGGGCTTGGCAGGGGTGACGAGTTGGACAGACAAAAATGGACTACATCTGCATAAGGATTTGATGCAGATTATGTGGAAAAAGAAAACCAGCTTTGAGTCCAAGTCCAGAAAAGTCTACATCATTTTTGATTATGACGGGGCCAAGGACGATGGGGAGTTGAATGAGCAGGTCGCTTTGGCAGAGACTAAGCTAGCGATCACGCTTAGAGGTATGGGCGCTGAGGTCCATCTTTGCAGAGTTGGCAAGTTTAGCAGAGGCCCGGGGGCTAAGTACGCCATTGACGATCACTTGCAGTCCGGGGGCAGTCTCGGCGATGTTATGACCAGCATCTCCATTGTTATGAACGGAGTTGACACACTGGATGTAAAGCTTCATGAATTCTCAACCAAATACGCATTGTTCAACGGGGATGTGATCCGCCTAGGGGATGGCTTGATTATGTCATTCCAAAAAGCTAAGATAGACTCAGCACAGCATATCTTTGTCCAAACCAACACGGTGCAGGGTCGAGCCGGCCAGCCCCCTAAAGTAGTGACTAAAGAAGTTGCTATGCTTGAGGAGTATAAGAAGTGGCATAAGCGGTGTGATATTCGGAAAGTAGGAGTCTTTCCTCAATACCAGGGGCTCCGCGTCACACCGGATGGGTGCTACAACTATCTCAACAGCTGGGCCTATGAGCCCTTGGCCGGTTCAATTGATCTATACACAAAATTCTGCGACTATTTCTTTAGGGATGAGCCCGAGTTTGCTGACTATTGGCACAACTGGGTGGCCAACATCATACAATTTCCTCATAGGCGAAATAATACAACCCCGCAATTTGTCTCCAACATTGAGGGCATTGGCAAATCAGCCGTGGCGGAGTTCATAGCCGAGATGATGGGCATTGGAGAAGGCGGCGCTGCTTGCATAGTGGGCCCCGATGAACTATTTGGCTCCTTCAACGGTATCTTGAAGAATAAGATCTTTGTGGTTGTGAATGAGCCCTCATCTGACCGTGAAGACCACTCCGCCAAGCTTAAGAACTTCATCACATCAAAAGAAATAACTATCAACAATAAGTATGGGCATCAATACTCGATAGAAAACTTCATGAACTTTGTCTTCACTACCAATAGGCCCTATGTGACAACGATGGGCAATAACGCACGCCGTGAAGCCATTTACAAACCTGAAACGCTGACCAACAAAGAGACGCGGCCCATGGTCAATGAGCTAATGAAGTGGGCAAGGGCCGGCGGCTTTAGCCACGTGCTTAATTGGTACTATGAAAGAGACATTGCAAACTTTGACCCCTTTGAGGCAGCGCCAAACACCAAACGCAAAGCTCAAATCGTTAAGCTCTCGCAATCCCCAACGCAGCAATTCGCCAACGATCTCATTGAGTGGACTAAGTCCAACATTGGTGAGGCTGCGTTCTTCACCAACCAACAACTGCAAATACTGTTCAAAACTTGGCAAGGTGAGGAGAAAATCCCCGCAACCAAGTACATCAAAGCAGCGCTCGCAAACCTGCATCCTGGTGACGAAGTCATCGTGACTTTGAAGAAAGACCCCACAGATTCGTACAAAACTATCACGGTTCGAGGATGGATGGTCGGATTACAAAATGTAATCAATACGTGTAATAAGAGGCAGGTCGCGGAAAAGACAGCTGACGCAATTGCACGTGAAGTGCAGAATTCTAACGAATCTTTTTGATAAGTTACAAAAACAAGCAGCATAGTTATGTATAGATTACATTAAGACCGGGCTCTAAGTTGTTGACTCTGTGTTCTAATTACCTAATTACATTAATTACAATACTTTATAAAATATATATTTAAAGAGTATATATATCGCTCGTATAAAAGTTTTCGCGCTGTTTGTAACTTTTTTTGTAACTACAAATTGTGTGTACGACCTGCAAAAATTGAGTGTACAATCGTTGGTATGAATACACCAGTTAAGCGTGGTCGCGGGCGTCCCACTAAATACGATCCCGCCATGTGTGACCGTGTCATTGAATACGGGCGACAGGGTCTTTCACGCACTGCAATTGCATGCGAACTCGGGATTTCATCTGCACTAATCCCTGAGTGGGAAATGGCACACCCTGATTTTCTTCGCGCCATGAATGAAGCACATGATCTGGCGCGCAAACATTATGAAAAGCTTGCCGAGTCACACATGGTCGAAGTCCCCGGCGGGCCGCGTGTTAACACACAACTGTTTAAGTTTATCGTGCAAGCGCGTTTTCCTGAGTATCGTGAAAATACGCGCGTTGAAGTGTCCGGCAGAAATGGCGACGCGATTGAAGTCGACGTCATACATGACTTTGCAAAAGATCTGATGCAAGATCTGTTAGCTGCAAGGCAAGCTGATGCTGAGTCAAGCGACGAGTGAACGCATAGCGCGTCGCATCAAGTCTGGGCCCGATCTCAATCAGTCCAGCCCTGAGTGGAAAGCTGCCGTTAAAGCCAGAACCAAGTGGTTGACAATTGCAAACGATCACCAGATTCCGCCTAGCGGCGAGTGGTGGGACATTTGGCTTTTGTTGGCGGGTCGTGGTGCGGGCAAGACTCGAACTGCGGCAGAGGACACTTGGTGGTACGCATGGGCAAACCCGGGGACTCGCACTTTGGTCTCTGCTCCCACATCAGGTGATGTGCGCGATGTTTGCTTTGAGGGAGACTCTGGACTCCTGTCGGTGTGCCCCAACATTCTTATAGACACGTATGTCAAGTCGTTGCATGAGCTCACGCTTAAGAATGGCAGCATCATCAAAGGCATTCCGGCCTCTGAGCCGGAGCGATTCCGGGGCCCACAGTTTCATAGAGGCTGGCTTGATGAGTTGGCAGCTTGGCAATACTTGGACGATGCCTGGGACATGATCGCTTTTGGCATGCGCCTAGGTAAGCACCCACAGCTCATATGCACAACCACGCCAAAGCCTAAGCCTAAGATCGTGGAGCTGGTCCAGCGCGATGGGGATGATGTTGCCTACACAATGGCATCGACCTATGACAACATCGACAACTTGGCTCCCACATACAAGAAGCAGATTCTTCAGTATGAGGGCACCAAGATCGGCAGGCAAGAAATCTACGCCGAGCTGATCGATCCAGAAGAAGCCGGTATCGTCAAACGGGATTGGTTTCAGCTTTGGCCTGCGTACTTTGAGAATGGCGAGCCTCGCGCTTTGCCTCGCTTTGAGTACGTGGTCCAGAGCTATGATTGCGCGACCTCGGACAAAACGCATAACGATCCCACAGCCTGCGTCGTGTTTGGCATCTTCAAGCCTGGGCCTGACTCCCCCATGTCGGTCATGATTATTGATTGCTGGGAAGAGCATATGCAGTACCCAGACCTTCGACCCCGCGTGGTCGATGAAGCCAGCACTGTGTATGGCGACCCCAACGAGTTTGGCAACGGGAAGAAGGTTGACCTGATTCTGATTGAGGACAAGTCCGCCGGCATCAGCCTAATCCAAGACTTGCAGCGCACCGGCCTGCAGGTCAGATCTTACAACCCAGGGATGGCGGACAAGACACAGCGCCTGAACGTGGTCTCCCCCATCATTCAACGGGGCTTGGTCTATGTGCCCGAGTCCACCAAGAAGCCTAACACCCCCAGGTCATGGGCCGAGCCCCTGATTAGCCAGCTTTGCGCTTTCCCCGAAGTCCGGCACGATGACTTGGTGGACGCCACGACGCAGGGATTGCGTCTTCTCCGAGATATGGGTTTCCTTGTGATCGATCATGTGTATAATGACACTGACATTTACGTCGATGACACACAGCCCAGGAGGGTCAACCCGTATGCCGTCTGATCAGCCAACTCCAGATGAGATGCAGTATGCACTGGCCCAGCAAGGCATGGGCAGCCGAGTCAACAAAGGCGTGCAGGCCAATCCACTTGATGCGTTGACACAGGGTCTGGCGCCTATGCTTTACGGCGCTGTGAAAGGTACTGGTGCCGGTATACTTGGGGCTCCCGGAGACCTGAACGCTCTGCTTAGAGAATACATGACTCCGCGCTTGCCTAAGACAGCGCAAGACTTCTTTGCCCGTATGCCGGCAGGCCCAACCTCAGAGCAGCTGGCGGCAAGGGCGCCCAACATGACCAAGACGCTTGGCATGAGCCCCGCGGCTCAACACTCGGAGGATGTTGGCTCGTGGATGGGCACTAATGTCGTGGCACCTATTGTTCAGCCCGCTGCCATGCGCGTAGCCGGTGAAGGCCTAAGTACATTAGGCGGTGGGCGTGAAGCTGCGCGCAATCCAATGTCTGACTTAGGCGCCATCAAAGCGCCGGGTGGCAATTGGCGGCCTGCACGCTCTAAGTTCGCCCCTGACTCGGTGAAAGAAGCCCTTAACAATCTCAAGATTGCAGAGCCTGTACATCGTGATGAGGCAATTGCAGTTGGCGGCGCTTGGGCAGAACATGCAGACACACCGGCTACGCAAGCAAGAATGGCGCAAGTCGGCGCTATTAACAACTGGGTAGACACTAAGCTACAAAAATATGTTCGAAACCAAATGTCAACACCCGATGACCCATTGCGACTTATGCATCAGGGCCTACACCCAGATTACCCCGGGCAAAGCATCTCCCATATCCCTGGCGCAGAGCTTGCGAATGATTTGCAGTTTTGGACGCCGGATCGTGTTTCCCATGCTCGCGTTAACGCAGGCTATCCTGAAGAAGGCTTTGCCAATAAAACTTTCAATGAAATGGAAGAGGGCGATATGTGGGACGCGTTGCACAATACGCGCCGCGGCGAGATTTGGGAAGACCTGAGCGATAAGCAAATCAATACGCGTCCTGCAAGTGAATACCGTGTCTATGAGTTTTCAAAAAGCAACCCTTGGCTTAATAGTGTTGACCCCAATACGCCGATTCATTCAGTCCTATTTCCAAGAGACTTTGGCGATGAAACGTATTTTGATCACTTGGTCAACGAGCTAGAAAGCGCAACTGATAGGCGCACTGACTTGCCGGCCTACCTGCAATGGAAGCCCGAGGACTTGCAAAAAGTCACAGTGCCTCAAGCCGTTAAGCGTGTGCATGACATTAACGAGTATCGAGAAATGATGGCTGCGCGTGCCGAGAAAGAAGGCATGCTTGACAATTTGAAAGCCAACCCATACCGCGAAGCCCCTAACTTTTCATACGCAGAAGCCAAAGACAAAGGCGGTAAGTGGGTGGCCATTCCCGACACTGAATCAAATGAAGGCATGACAGTATGTAGAAGCATTGGTCAAGCCGGTGGATGGTGCACAAAAGATGAGGGTAATGCTCAACGTTATGGCGGCGGTGTCGATCGACAATTGTACGCGTTGCTAGACTCAGATGGGCGCCCACATGTACAAATACAAGTTGTCGATCACCCTAGCGGATTGGAAGACAAACCGCCTAACATTTACGAGATTAAGCCACCGGGCAATTATTACTCAAGCGAGAGAGCTGCGGGCTACGCGCGAAAAGATCCTAATTATCTGGCAAATATGCGGGACGCTGTCAAAGACTTTTTGAACAGTCGTGAATGGGGCGATGTTAGCGGGCATGACGTTGAGATGCATGGCTTGGTAGATCTTGGCAACCCTAACCATGTTATGCCCGCATTGCAAGATGCGTTGCCTACAAATTTGCCGCATGAAAGGCGTGACATTCTTAACACGGCGTTGCATTTTGAACCTGACGCTCCGCGGTTTATGACAGAGCGTGAGTTTGCGGACTTTGTCAATCCAGATACTCCGCCTACGTATGGTGAAAGCGGCCCGCCTGTTGCAGACACTGACGCGCAGCCTGAGGGCCATAAGCGCGGTGGCCAAGTTCACATAACCAATAACCCAGATGAAATGCGCCTTGCATTACTTAGGAGAGCTTAATGGCTACTGAAATGCCGATTCCTCAAGACTACAATCGGTTCATTGACCCTATCACGGGCTCGACCAGTGAAGGTATTCAAGAACTGTTTGATGATATAGAAGGCGCAGATGATCCAGCAATGGTCGAGGAGATGCCCGATGGCTCGGCCATAGTAACCTTTGGGGATAACTTGCAGGGGCCAGAGGCGACCCCGGATTTTTACGAGAACTTGGCTGATAGCTTGCCAAGTTGGGAGCTTTCTAATTTGGCGATTAAGTACTTGGACTTGATTGAGAAAGACAAAGAAGCTCGAGAAGACAGAGATAAGCAATATGAAGAAGGCCTGCGTCGTACGGGCTTAGGCAATGACGCCCCAGGCGGTGCTCAGTTCATGGGCGCCAGTAAAGTCGTCCACCCCGTTATGGCAGAGGCTTGCGTTGACTTTGCCGCCCGCGCTATTAAGGAGCTATTCCCTTCAGACGGGCCGGTCAAAACTAAGATTGTTGGCGACACAACGCAGGCTAAGATTGAGAAAGCCGATCGCAAGCGCGATTACATGAACTGGCAACTGACTGAGCAGATCGAGGAATACCGAGATGAGCAGGAGCAATTGCTGACGCAGCTGCCACTTGGTGGCAGTCAGTACATGAAGCTTTGGTATGATGAATTGAAGAAACGCCCCTGCGCTGAGTTTGTCCCCATTGACAACATTTACTTGCCCTTTGCGGCGGCAAACTTTTACACAGCACAGCGTGTCACCGAAGTCCAAGACATTACGCAAGATGAGTATGACCTGCGCGTCTCGCAAGGCTTGTACACTGACCTAGGCGTTTATCGTGCACCCATGGAGCCGGATGAGTCCAAGGCGCAAAAAGCCAATGACAAGATTGAGGGTCGTAAAGACCAGAATGACAACATAGACGGCGTGCGTCGAGTCTTTCACATCTACACTTGGCTTGAACAAGAAGGGGATAAGTTTACCAAGGGTGATAGAGCTCCTTACATCATGATGATTGATGAGAATGAGCAGCAAATTGTTGGGCTATATCGCAATTGGGAGAATGGTGATGAAACGTTTACTAAGCTGGACTGGCTGGTTGAGTTTAAGTTCATACCTTGGCGCGGTGCTTACGCTATTGGTTTGCCTCATCTTATTGGCGGGCTTAGTGCTGCTCTTACTGGTGCTTTACGTGCTTTATTGGATTCAGCTCACATTAACAACGCCCCTACGATGCTTAAGCTCAAGGGCGGCAAGATTAGCGGACAGACTACGGTCATTGAGCCTACGCAGGTCAGTGAAATAGAAGGGGCACCAGGCATTGACGATGTGCGCAAGATCGCCATGCCTGTGCCTTTTAATCCCCCATCTAATGTGTTGATGGAGTTGCTGGGCTGGTTGACAGACGCCGCCAAGGGCGTAGTTACTACCGCTGAGGAAAAGATTGCCGACGTAACGTCAAACGCCCCAGTTGGAACTACACAAGCTTTGATTGAGCAAGGCGCGGCGGTTTTCTCTGCCATTCACTCACGACTCCATGACTCACAGCGCCGCGTTCTTCGAATCCTTGGCCGAATTAACCGGTGGTATTTGGATGAGCAGCGCAAAAATGAGATTGTTGCTGACTTGGATGTTAAGAAAGAAGACTTTCTTACCAACTCAGACATCATCCCGGTGTCTGACCCCAACATCTTTGCTGAGTCACAACGGTACGCACAAATCCAAGCTTTGGCAGCTCGTGCACAGGCTAACCCTGACCTGTATGACCGTTTGGCCGTTGAAAAGCGAATCCTCAAGCAAATTAAATTGCCTGATGTCAATGAAGTTTTGCCTGACCCCGCAGAAGTTAAAGACATGAACCCGGCCTTGGAAAACGTGGCTATGTTGATGGGCAAGCCTGTTGGCGCTTTCCCGCAGCAAGACCACATGGCTCATATTATGACGCACTTGCAATTTGCGGTGGACCCAGTCTTTGGTATGAACCCCGCGGTGCCTAAAACGTTCTTACCTGCTACTTTGGCGCACGTTATTGAGCACTTTGGTTTGTGGTACTTGCATCAGACGGACGCTTACGCCAGTGTTGCTCTAGGCAAGCCTTTTGCTATCTTTGGCACTAGCCCAATTACGCCGGAGGCGCAAAAACTGGTCGCCGCCGCAGCGCAGCATACGCACCAAGACAGCAAAGAGCAACTTGGCCCATCACTGCAATACATTCAACAAATGTTTGAACTGGTGCAAAAAGCTGCGCAAGGCGCTCAGCAGCCCATTGACCCCAATGTGCAAGCGCAGGTTCAAGGCTTGGTGCAAACATCTTTGGCCGAGACGCAGCGCAAGGCGCAGTATGACCAGCAAAGCTTGGCGCTTAAAGCTCAAGACATGCAACTGATTAACCAAGAAAAATCTACTGCCATGCAGGCTGACTTGATTAAGAATACTGAAAACAATTTGACTCAAGAACGAATTAAGTCAGCTGAAATCAGTCGAGATGCTGCGAACTTGCAGCATGAGCAAGCCAAGACCATTTTGGATGTCCAGAACAAACTTCAATCTAATTTAGGAATGCCGCAATGACAAAACCCTTTCAAGCGCAATGCGCGCAATTACCTGTAGGCATGCTAAGTCCGGCTCAGCGCCTACTTAGCGATGAAAACGCTATGGGTCAAGCCGTGCCTTGCATGTGTCAAGTTGCCTCGCAGCAATGTAGCCCTACGGCCCTTAAAAAAGGCGGTGCTGCTAAGTCCAGTGGAGCTAAATCCGCTAAACCCCACCACGATTGGCACGGCTTTGGCGGTGGCAAAACTGGTAAACATCATCATGGATTTTAAGGAGAATCGATATGAATGAAGAAGCAATTCGTCAGCATAAACGTATGGCCATGGGTGAAAACATCATGGGCGACAATATGAAAAAAGGCGGCAAGGTAAAAGTTGCCAAATACGCCAAAGGCGGACAAGTTAATTTAGTAGGGTCTAACTCAGGCGAACCAGCTGAAGTTAGCCATCAAGAAGGTGTTAACAAAATTGGTGCCTATCCTGAAAGCAAGATTCGCAATCTTCCTGCTAAAGGCAGCGTTAAACCGCTGACCAAAGCCACTGGGCCTAAGATTGCCACAATGAAAAAAGGCGGTCATGCGCATAGTGGAAAAATGGGCATAGCCCTTGTGCTGGCGCCTATGAAAAAGAGCACAGGCCGCGGTCGATAAATGCTAAACACACTTATCAGCCAGATCAAGCGTCGGCAACATGAAATTGCAGAAGGCCTTGCCAATGGCAATGCCATCAATTTTGAAACGTACCAACGCTTGGTCGGGCAGCACCAAGGCTTGTCAGAAGTCTTAGATTTTATTAACAACATTCTAGAGGAAGAAAGAAATGTCGAACGACGTTGAACAGACGCTTGAAGAAGCGTTCCCTATTGTAGACCCTCTCATGGCTCCCTATGGAGCTCGTATTCTTGTCCAGCTCCGCGCTGTCAAGGAAAAAGTAACATCAGCCGGAATTTACATTCCCGAAGATACCAAGGAAACCGAGAAATGGAACACCATGATTGGTAAAGTCTTGGCAATTGGCCCATTGGCCTTTAGAAAACGTGAGTCTATGGAGCCTTGGCCTGAAGGCGCATGGGCGCAAGTCGGCGATTTTGTTCGCGTTCCTAAATGGGGCGGCGACCGTTGGGAAGTAGACTTCACCGATGAGCAAGGCGCAAGCGGTAAAGCCTTGTTTACGTTCTTTAATGACCATGAACTAATTGGCAAAGTAACCGGCGACCCACGCGATATTAAAGCGTTTATCTAAGTTTTGAAAGGAAAACTGTATGACTCCTACCGATAAGATGGAGATGCAGGTAACTGAGGCACAAGATGGCGGCGCGACCGTAACTTTGCCCCCAGAAATCCCAGCTCCTGAGCCCGCAGCAGTAGAAGATGACCATGATGATGGTCCAGCTGCACCTGCTAATGATGGATTGGACAACGATCCGGATAGAGAAGCCATTCGTGAAGCTCGACGAGAAGAACGACGGCTTAAAAAACAAATTCACCGTGAAAAAGCACGTGAATCTAACCACTTAATTGCGGCATTGCGCAAGCAAAATGAGGCCTTGTCAGAACGATTGGCCAAGGTTGAGCGCAGTGCTGTTAATGGCGAGCTCGCCCGTGTTGATAAAGCTATTCAAGACGCTGGCGTGCAAGTCGAGTATGCTAAGATGAAGATGCAAGAGGCTGTTGCACGCGGCGATGGCGCCGGTGTGACCAAGTCTGAGGAACTTTTGTATGAAGCTCGTCGAAAGTTGCAAAACTTGCAAGCAACTAAGCAAAAAGCTGTTAAGCAAGCGCAAGAACCTGTTGCCCCAGCCCCTACCGCGGACCCTGTTATTCGCAAATACGCCGAAGAATGGATGGAGCGCAACACTTGGTATGACCCAAGCGGTAAAAACGAAGAGTCAGCCATTGCGCAAATGATTGACAAGAAGCTAACCGCGGAAGGCTTTGACCCTACAAGCGAAGACTACTGGGATGAGTTGGATGAAAGATTGCAAAAATATATTCCCAACAAAACAAATAGTAGTTATAATGATTCCAGTGTCCGTAATCAGAAACCGAGGTCTGTAGTGACAAGTTCAGGTCGTGAGTCTATGGCAACAACAAAGTCTAATGAATTTAGGCTTAGCCCAGACCGCGTCGCTGCTATGAAAGAAGCAGGACTTTGGGACAATCCCGCACTACGTCAAAACGCCATTCGCAAATACGCCGAGTGGGACCGCCAAAATAAATCTAGGAACTGATCATGGACGATAGACTTAAAAAGAATACTAATGCAGGCCGCGAAAATCGTGCTACAGACGATTTGCAAAGGCGCGGTCCTGAAGACCACATGGTATCATCGCAGGAGCGCCGCAGGGCATTCCGTTCGGAATGGCAACAAGAAGCCCTTCCAACCCCACCGGAAATTCCGGGATTCCACTTATGCTGGTTATCCACAACCAACCAATACGACCCAATACATAAACGTTTGCGCCTTGGCTATATACCTGTGAAAGCTGAAGAAGTTCCCGGCTTTGAACACTTAAAGGTTAAGTCGGGTGAGCTCGCGGGTTTTGTCTCCGTCAACGAGATGGTTCTTTATAAACTCCCCATGGATATCTACCAAGACTTCATGGCCGAGATGCATCACTATGCACCTTTGGATGAACAGGAGAAGATTAAAGTCCAACAAGAATCGTTGCTTGGCGCAAAAGACAGTAGTGGGAAGCCATTGGTTCAAATTGAGGGTGAAGGCATGAGATTTGACCAAACAAGAGAAGTGCCTGTTTTCAGGTAATTTTTAATTTAGGAGCTCATTATGTCAGCAACATCCGCTCCGTTTGGTTTGCGCCCTGCATTCTTTCCAACTGGGTTGGAACGTGCTCAGGCGCTGGCCAACGGTATTGCATCTGGCTTTAGTGCCAACATCTTGAAAGGTCAGCCTATTGTTTATGGACAAGCAGGCAACCAGACAAGCACATCAACCAATGGTACTATCCTTCCCGCACTGGCTACTGGAACTGTGACAGGTTCTTTCCAAGGCGTTGAATGGACTGATACCACCGGCCGTCGCCGCGTGTCCAACTACTGGCCCGCAAGCACAACCGGTACATCAATCGTTGCTTATTTCTACAATGATTTGAATATCATTTATGAAATTCAAGCTGATGGCTCGATGGCTCAAACGTCTATTGGCGGTGAATACTTCTTCACCAACGTTACTGCGGGTTCTACTACCACAGGTTTGTCGCAAGCAACCCTTGGTGCCGGTACTAACGTGGCCAATAACGCACAAGGCCAAATGCGTGTCGTTGATCTGGCTCCTTACGCCGACAACGCATGGGGGGATGCATACACCATTGTGCGCGTCCAAATGGTTAACACACAATTCTTCGGTCAATATACCGCGATTGTGTAATTAAAGAAAGGATAGCATCATGGCAGCCCCAATGCGCAGTACGGACTTTAGAAGTATTGTCGAACCAATTCTTAACGAGTCCTTTGACGGTGTTTATGATCAACGTGCCGATGAATGGTCGACCGTTTTCCGTGAACAACAAGGTATCCCACGTAACTACCATGAAGAGCCCGTCTTGTACGGCTTCGGTGCAGCTCCACAGTTGCCCGATGGCTCTCCAGTAAGCTACCAACAAGGTGGCGTGCTGTTCTTGCAACGTTATGTTTATAACGTGTACGGTTTGGCATTTGCTTTGACCAAAGTGTTGGTTGAAGACGGTGACCACATCCGTATCGGTCAAGTTTATGCTAAGCACTTGGCACAATCTTTGGTGGAAACCAAAGAATTGCTGTGCGCTAACATCTTGAACCGTGCATTTAACAGCTCTTACACCGGCGGTGACGGCGTTTCTTTGATCAACACTGCACACCCCATTGCAGTTGGTTCTTTCAGCAATCAGTTGTCTACTGCTGCTGCACTGAGCCAAACTTCTTTGGAACAAATGTTGATTCAAATTCGCCAAGCCGTTGATAACAATGGCAAGAAGATCCGGTTGCAGCCTCTGAAACTGGTTGTTGCCCCTGGTAACGTCTTCCAAGCTGAAGTTTTGCTGAAGTCTGTGTTGCGTACCGGCACCGCTAACAATGACATCAACCCAATCAAATCGATTGGTTTGTTGCCTGAAGGCGCTACCGTTATCAGCCGTTTGACTTCTGCTACTAACTGGTGGGTTCAAACCGACGCACCAGAAGGTATGAAGCTGATGATGCGTCGTGCTTTGGAAAAGACCATGGAAGGCGATTTCGAAACCGACTCCATGCGTTACAAAGCCACAGAACGTTACATTCCTAACTGGACTGACCCACGTGCCTTGTTTGGCACCCCTGGCGCCTAAAGGTTTTGCGGGGGAACCTTAAATCCCCCGCATCATTTGTCATGCTTTTCATGGAGAAGACAAAATGCCACAATTTGGTGATGATCTTTATTTAGGTACTGCCCAAACGTACATGGGCACTGATGCGTTTTTGGCGTATCAAACTTCTGCAACTGCAGTAACTTTAGTTTCTGGTGGCTCAAGTGGCTACGCCGTTGGCGATACACTGCAAGTAGCTGGTGGTACAGGCAATCCTGCAACACTAACTGTTAGCTCTGTCTCTGCTGGCGTTGTAACTGGCTTAACGCTAACTACTGGCGGTGCATATAGCAACCCCCCACTTGGAACACTCAACACTGTTATCTTGACTAGTGCTTCTGGCTCTGGTACAGTAACTGTTTCTTTAACATATGGTACACCTACACAAGCTTCGCCTTCCCCTATGGGTCAAGGTGTGGGCCCATTGGGTCGTTTGTATGTGTTTGATGCTTGCCCAGCAGCACCTTCTACTACAGCTTTGTCTACAGCTCAGGCAACAACAGCAAGCGCAGCAATGACTTTGCGTGCATTGTCAACTGCAGGTGTTGTTTCGTCTATTAACACCGCAGGTCAAACTGTGTATGTGCTTGACTATGCCCGCGCTGTGTCAATTACAACCGGTGGCTCCACTATTACTGCATCTGTGTTTACTGTTTCTGGCTATGACATCTATGGCCAAGCAATGACCGAGGCAATTAGTGTTCCAGTTACCGCTTCAACCACCACTACAGGTAAAAAAGCTTTCAAATCGATTGTCTCCATTACCCCTAGTGTAAGCAACACCAACACTGTCTCGGCAGGCATTTCTAATGTCTTTGGTTTGCCTGTTCGTGTAACAGACGCTGCATACATTGCCGATATTGGCTGGGCTCAGTCCATTGCCAATGACACTGGCACATTTGTTGCTGCTTTCCAAGGTGTGTCAACAAGCACAACTGGTGATGTTCGCGGTACCTATGCACCTTCAAGCAATGCCAATGGCACGTACCGCTTGGTGATGGGTATTTATTTAACCGCAATTCAAGTTGGACCTAATGCTACGGCTACAGGTGCACTTGGTGTAGCCCAAGCCTAAGGAGATATACCATGGCAAAGAGCGAAAAGTTCACTCGTGAACCTAAAGAATATACCGACGAGCCTTCTGCAGATGAAGTTGGTGATGGTATGAAACGCGGTGGCCATGCACGCCATAAAAAGCACATGGCAATGGGCGGTGGTATGGGCGGTGCGCCAATGGCAATGCGTCCTCCCATGGGCGCACCTGCAGGTGGACAGCCTATGCCTGCACGTCGCCCTATGATGCAACGCCCTCCTGCAAATATGCGCCAAGCCGTAGCAGGTCAACAACCTGCTTTGCTTAGCAAACGCGGTGGCAAAGCCCATCACGCTGAGGGTGGTAAAGCTGAAAAAGCCGAAATGCATGAAATGCATAAGCTTGAAAAAGAGCTTAAGCATCATGAAGGCATGAAGGCTGGCAAAGCGCACCATGGCTTGAAAAAAGGCGGTGCTGCTGCAATGGCTAAAGACAATACTCCTGGCGGTTTGCTTGGTGGGCTTGAGGCTACACGCCCTAACTCCAAGAAAGACACCGGTGATATTGAGCTGAGCAAATATAAGCATGGTGGCAAAACACATCGCATTTCTGGCCATGAAGAAGGCACCAAAAAGCATCACTTGGCAATGGCTAAACACCATGCTGCTAAGCATGCTGAAGGCGGCTCTGCACATCACGCTAAAATGCATGAGCATCATAAACACATGGCTAAAATGTGCGGTGGTGGTTACAAAGATGGTGGCTCTATTGCTGCAAAAGGCGATGCTTTTCAAGCTCGCTCTGCCGCAAAGCCTAAAATCAATGTGCAAGACACCGTGGTTGATGGCAGCAAAAACAAATCGGCAGGTAGTTCTACTGGTCGTGTTGTAAATACTGTTGCCGGTGAACATGATGGGGGCTATAAACGCGGTGGACATGCTCATAAAAAGCATCACTATGCTAAAGGCGGTACTGTTTCTGAGTCCGTTGCAAATCGTTATCTTAACGACATGCAAGATGGGGAAAAGAACAAAAAAGCCGGCCGCAAAACTGGTGATATTGAACTGAGCAAGTTCAAAAAGGGCGGTCATGTACATCATGGCCATGCTCCGCATCACACCACGCACGGTCACCATGACGCTGGACATATGCATATGCATAAAGAAGGCGGCAAACATGCGCATGGGCATCATAAAGTTGATGGCCATCCCATGAAAAAGGGCGGCAGCATGCATACAAGCAAGATTTCTACTTGTGTGCAGAAAAAAGGCGGGTCGTGCAACTATTAAAAGCTGGGGGCTTTGGCCCCCACTTTTTTAAAGGTATATTATGAGCAATAACATTGTCGCGTCAGTTACACGCAATGGTGCGTATGAGCCTTTTGATTTGCAAGTTGCCCGTGGTCAAATCATGGGGCATACAACCGTTAGCATCTTTGGCTATCAAGCATCTGTCGGCACAACCTCTATCCCTGTTTGGGAAAACGCAAGCACTTACACTTACCCCACCTCAGCATCAACGCTGACAATGGTGAGTAGCTCTGCTTCAGACAATACATTGGCATCGGTTTTGATCAATGGCCTTGACGCCAGCTTCAACCCGTTGTCTGAAACCCTATTCTTGAACGGCACGGCTGCTGTGACAACTGTCAACAGCTATTTCCGTATCAACAGCTTGACTTTGGCTAGCGCAGGCACCAGCCAAAGCACCAACGTGGGCACGATCACCTTAAAGCAAAGCACCAACACGCTGGCTCAGATCAACCCCGGTATTGGTCGTTCGCAAAGCACCGTGTACACCGTGCCTGCTGGTTACACTTTCTTCTTGGATTGGGTTGAAGCCAACACATCAAACCCTTACACCGGCACCGTGACCGTGACTTATAAAGTCCAAGCGGCTGACAACGTGTCTGGCGTGATTCGCAATGTGTTGCAACAACCTTTTGTGTCGATCTACACGGCTAGTCGTGTGGCTGATCCATTTGCTTATGCCCAAAAGACTGACATCCAATGGCAGTTGTCGGCAAGTTCTGGAACAATTGCTGCTGGCATTATCGTGACCGGCAAGCTGATTCAGAACAATAACACCGTGACCGGCGTTGGGACGTAAACATGCCTCTCATCAAATCTAAGTCGCCTGCAGCTTTTAAAAAGAACATAAAAGCTGAAGTGCATGCTGGCAAACCTGTTAAGCAGGCCGTTGCTATTGCATATAGCATGAAGCGTGCTGCTAAAAAGAAAGACGGCGGTGGTTTGTGGGATAACATTCATGCTAAGCAAGAGCGTATTAAGCATGGTTCTGGCGAGCATATGCGAAAGCCCGGTAGCAAAGGCGCCCCTACTGCTGCTGACTTTAAAGCTGCAGCAAAGACTACAAAGATGGCTAAGGGCGGTGACCCTAAGCTATCGGTGAGTCGTGGGGAAAAATTGCCTACAAGCCGTGGGGCTGGATTGACTCAAAAAGGTCGAGATAAATTTAATCGCGCAACAGGTAGTCACCTTAAGGCTCCACAAGCAAAGGGCCCTAGGCATGATTCTTTTTGCGCTCGAATGAGTGGCATGCCTGGGCCTATGAAAGATGAAAAAGGCCGCCCGACAAGAAAAGCCGCGTCATTAAAGCGCTGGCATTGCGCAGATGGTGGTAAAATCAAGAAAACTCCAATGTGGTAACATATGAGCACATCAGGCACTGTCAGTCAAACCGTTGTTACTGTTCAAAACCTGATTGACAGTGGCGCTAGACGTGCCGGTAAGTTGGCAGAAGAGTTGACTGTTGAGCAAATTCAAGCCTCAAAGCAAAGTCTTTACTACCTTTTATCAAATTTAGTTAACCGCGGTATTCAATACTGGTGTATTGAAAAAGTGATCATTGGCATGATACCAGATCACTACATTTACTATTTGGACACCAGCATTAATGATGTTTTGAATGCTAACTATCGCACGGTAACAGCAAATACTACAGGCGCAAATAGCTCTTCAGGCAATGCGTCTTACGCGTTTGATGGGCAATACACCAACATTTGCCAATTGTCTACCAATACGGGCTACATTGGCATCAACTTAGGCACAGGCCAGGGTATTTACATGGGCACGGTAGGTATTTTGCCTGCCGTAACGGGCACTGTTAACTATGAAATTCAGTACTCGCAAAATGGATCTACATGGGTAACACTTGCTACGCCTAGCTCAACCAATTGGGTAGCAGGTACTTGGATCTATACTGACTTAGATCCATCGGCCACCGCCCCATATTGGCGCATCTTGCAGACATCCGGTATTAACATGGGTGTATACCAAGTTGTGTTTGGCTCAAACTCAACGGAAATTCCGATGTATCGCATGAATCGGGATGACTACGTTAATTTGCCAAATAAAAACTTTACTAACAACTACCCGTTGCAATACTGGTTTGACCGTAACATTCCTCAGCCTGCCATGTACCTGTGGCCTGCACCACAAATTTATAGTCCACAAATTGTGGCGTGGTGCCATCGGTATGTACAGGATGTAGGTTCTTTATCAGGCTCGATAGAAATTCCTCAGCGATGGTATCTGGCCATTCAAAATATGCTTGCGCATCAGATGTCTATGGAGCTGCCAGGCGTAGACCCAAACCGCATGCTGTATTGTGAGCAACAAGCTGAAAAATACTGGGCGCAGGCTGAAGCCGAAGAACGTGATAAGTCGCCTATCTTTTTTGCGCCTAACATTAGCCCGTACACAAAATGAGCAAATGGCTTGATACACGCGGCAATTCAACACTGTCCATAGCTATATGCGACCGGTGTAAAATGAAGCGTGCGTATGACTCCATTAGCAGTGATAGAAACATTCCGGCACTGCGAGTTTGCAATGAAGGTTGTAATGATGAGCGAGACCCGTATCGTTTGCCTATGCGACAAGTTGAACGTATCTCAATTCGATTTCCTAGGCCTGATGCTGACATTGCGCAGTATGATGATGCAATTACCTCGGATCCAAATGTTTTCTTGAACCCAAATCAAACACCACAGCATTCTACAACTGGTGAGTTTGGTATTGCGCCTGAGACTTCAGAAGATCCTATTGATGGCAACTTAGATAACTTGAGCCCATAATATGGCAAATGTACGCATATCACAATTACCAACTAACCCTGTAGCTCTTACAGGTGCTGAGTTGGTGCCTGTTGTGCAAAATGGGCAAACAGTTCAAACTACGGTTAGTCAAATTCAAGCTAGCCCAACGCAGACTCAATCCTATCTTACTATTAACAATGAGCCTACATTGCCAAATAGTGAGTACTTTGGCGTAGGTTTAGGCCTTGGCTATAGCAGTACTGGCCCGCAAGGTAAGTACTCTATCTTTTTGAATGCCACAGCAGCTAGTTTGGAAAATGCTGGCTATGGTATTTTGGTTAAAACCACTACCAACACAGTCACTCCAGTGACTCTTCAAGTATCAGGTAATGGATTATCCTTAACCAACGGGTCCGGAGTTGCTGGAAACCCCACATTTGCACTTTCTGGCAATGTAGCAAACCTAGCGGGCGCATCTGGTACAGGTTTTGTGGCCATCAATGGCGCAAATAGTCTTAATACCTATCAGTTTTTAGGCACAACTAATCAAATTACTGTTGCTAATGGCAATGGCGTAGGCGGCTCGCCTACTATTGGCCTTGCAAACAACCCGGTTTTGCCCGGAACTGCAGGCGTAGTTGTTCCTGTAGGCACAACAGCACAGCGCGGTGTTGGTAGTAATGGCGAATTGCGGTATAACACGGACACTGCAACATTAGAAGCGTATGCTAATAATGCTTGGGGCGCCATTGTGTCAGGTTCAGGTGTGTCTACGTTTAGCGCAGGCACAACGGGCTTTACGCCTAACGTGCCTACATCAGGCGGTGTTGTTCTTGCAGGCACTTTAAACGCTGCAAATGGCGGCACTGGCGCAGCAGGTACTTTGACCGGGTATGTATATGGGAATGGCACTAGCGCTATGACAGCTAGTACAACTATTCCTACAACGTCTTTATCTGGAACTATTACCAACGCGCAACTAGCCAATAGCTCACTAACAATTAATAGCACAACCATTAGCTTAGGAGGCTCTGC